AAGCTGTATCAGCCATAATTTAATCTCCTATGGGGGATTTCTCCCCCGATTGGGTTCAGAGCCTTAAGAGTTAACACCTAACTCAAACTATATCGCTGCCTCAGCTTTCGCCTTGCAGTAAATCCTTCCAAGGGTATTTGGATACAAGACCTTGGCACCGTAGACCGAGAGAGTCCTAAGCTTGTCGGCAAAGGATGTCTCAGAGCGGAGAGCCTCAACTTTGAGAATCTGCTGTGCGTGAGCAATGGTATAATCCTTAACAAAGAACATCGGGAGCCAGTAGGAGGTTCCAGAAGCTACAACGTTGTTGCTCATGTACATCTCAAAACCAAGGTAATTACCAAGGTAGCCATTGGTCATAGTGGCCGAGTTGTCAGTGTCCCTGATAATCTTGGCAAGAACCAGTTTCTCAACGAGCCAGGGAGGAAGTACCATAACTCTTCCAGCACGTGGGGCATTCTTCTCATCCATCTGCCGACCAATGCCGGTGATGGTGGAGATTGCAACAGTACTGTCAATCTCCTTTACGGAGCTTGTGCTACCAACAGTAATCCCTGCCTCTGTGTGAAGTCCTGCAAGATACTGGTCAATGTTATCACTGATAGCATACGCCATTCTCTGGGAAAGCTTGTTCATCAGTTCAACATTAGACTGAGTTGCGTCAACGTCATCGAGAGTAACACCAGCGTAAACGCTCTGGTCAATCTGCAAAACCTTATCAGAGTCATTAAGCTCCTCATACTGGACAGTTCCTGCGTAAGGATAAGTTGTTACCTCACCGACCTCGTTAATCTTAACGGAGGTTCCCATTCCCTTAATCTGTCCCTCGAAGGAACGATTAGCCAAATTACCAAATACTTGGGCTTTATCCAAGTTGTCCAAAATCATGTCAGACCACAATTGTGGCTTAAATTCATCATATGCCATAGTTTACCTCACGCATAACCATGTTCTTTGTAGGCTTTGATTCGCTCTTTCCTATCGGGTATCTGTGTGATTTCCTCGTAGGTGAGTTTCTTCTTGGCGGCTCCGCCTTTTGGGATGTCACCTTGTAGCCTTTTCGCTATCTCGGCTTCTGAAAGCTCATGAGCCTTCTTGTCGAGAAATTCCTTCAGTACCTTTACGTCAGCCTTAATCTCGTCCTCAGTTTCACCGCTAATGCGATTTGCAAAATCTGCGGGCAACCCCACACTAGCCAGTTCCTTGATAATCTGGAGATTAATCTTCTCACGCTTGATTGCGTCTTTCTCTGCTTGGAGTTCTTTGCGTTCTGCCTCAAGTCTCTCGGCTTCAGTCATTTTTTCCTGTTCGGTCAATTTGACTTTCTTTTCAAGTTCCGAGTTTCGCTTGTTCAGCCCTGCAATCTCTTTCTTGTACTGCTCTGCAATCTCAGCAGTTTTCTGTGCTATCAATTCTTCAACGTTAAGTTGAGAATCCTGTTTGGTTTCGCCCACCTGTTCCTGATTAACATCCTGAACCTGTTTGTCGTCTGCCATGTTAACACCTCTTTGTTAATCTGTCAATCTTGACACTATCTGTGCCTGTGTTAATAATAGCACGGATTTGTTAGGTTGTAAAGCCTACCTCAACCCCTGCTTCTTCCACTTGTCATAATCCCGATAGCTTGCAATATCGCTCTTACCGGTAACAGGATTTACACCCCGTCTGAGAGTTGGCTCTAGCCCTTGTACAACGTCTATAGTCGTGCATCGGCAATGAATATCTTCCGCTGGGTCCCCAAAGTCGCCAGGATACCTTGCAGACAATCCATGAATGTGAAACAAGCCGTCTTCATCTTCAAACTGTCCGTCTAACGCTTGGTGACTGTCTCGTGTCCGTCCGTCCAGAGTTGCTACCCATTGCCTACGGATTCTCACGCCTTCAGCTTTCAAGTCCTCTGAGTTCAGATAGGTTCCAGCATTGGCTAATCTATTCCCTTCAGTCCTCACTACCCTCAGAGCGTTGTAAGCGTTGCCGTTGAATGTTTCCTTTAACGCTTGTGCTTGCTTGACATAGGATTGCCCGTTGATAAGCCCTTGTTTGACTACTCGTAAAGTCTTGGTCAATTCTTGGTTGAGATTGTTGACAAGGATGCCTGTGAGCGTATCACCGCTTGGAGGTATCATACCCTCTGCGATTCTGCGAAGCCTTGCGTCTCGGATATCCTTCAGCCTTGTAGCATCACCAGTAACAGCAACCTCCCTCACGATCGGATTAGGTGCAGAGTATTTGATATTGCTCCCTATAGAGTCAGAGAAGAAAGCCGTTGTGTATCTGTCCATCAGATAGCTTTCATCGAAGGTGGTGTACATTCCTTGCGTGACAGTCTTTCTGGTCTGCTTGCCGATTTGGATATACACGCCCTTGATTTCTTGCTCCATGTCCTTGAGCCTGTTATAGAGGTTCAAGGTTTTGTAGTAGTCTGCACTGTCCAC